GAATCTGAAAATATAGCACCCTGTCCATATCTTCCTGCTGCATATTGTATTGAATTTCCAGTTCCATTATAATTACCACTTTTATCATCTTCATTATTTTCTAATCTATATAAAGCAGTACAAGATGTATCTCCTAATACTTGTAGTGTGTCTGTTGTATCTACATTTAATGGATCTAATGATTCTACTGTTGCTGCTGTTTCTGCATATAGTGTTGAAACCTGTGATGAAGATAATTCTTTTTGAAATATTCTTACTTGGTCTATTTTTCCTGTTAAAGCATAATAACTACCTGTTGCCCATTTTCCTAAAGTAATTTCATTAGTTATGCTTGATAATGAATTTGGTGAATTTTCAGTCAATAATAAATTGCCATCTAAATATAATAATGCTTGTGAACTTGTGTAAGTAAAAACTATATGATGCCAAGTATCATCTCTTAAATCAGTTGTTGAAACTGTATCGTTATTCGGGTTACCAAAATTAAAAAATAAATATCCTGTAGTTGGTTTTAACGCTATATCAAATCCATTAACACTACTTGAACCTGCAGAACCAATTATTGTTGCTTCACCATTATCTCCTGTTTGTGTACTTGAACAATTAACCCATAAACTAATTGAAAAACTATTACCTGCTAATGTATCATTTAAATTAGTTAAAACCACACCTGATGTACCCGAATTACTACCATTAAAATAAGCACCTGCGCCAAACTTACCTCCGTTAATAGAATGTCCTGCAGCACCATCTCCCTCGTATAATACTACTCCAAAATGTTCACTTGGTACTAATCCTCCTGCACCTGCTGTAGCTCCTGCACCAATTAATCTTTTATTTAAACCCATTTATTAAATTGTTGGGAAATCAAATGTAATAACTGCACCTTTTGCACTTAAAGCATTGATTTCAGTTTCAGTTGTATCAGATAATTCTCTTAAATCTTCTCTTGCATCAGCTATCTCTTGTGGCACTTCTGTTCCATTATCAGCTTTTCTAATAATGTACCAATCTGTTTTTGCAAGTTCACCACCAATTCTATGTTTAAAATTAGTAATTGCTTGTTCTTTTAATTCGCTTAATGACTTATCAAATGACTTGTTAGATATGTCTTTTCTAAAACAAGTGGCTTCTGTATCCCAATATATCTCACCTAAATCGTGTATTCTTGAATCATAGCTATCATCTATGATTACATTAAAAAGACCATTGTTTTCCATTTCATCTTCAGTCCACCCTTTTGTGTTTAAATGCAATCCAGTTGATGACCTAAATGAATTTGGTAATGATTGATAAAAAGTTATTACACCTGCGTTATTTACTGCTTTCATATTATGCTACTTTATTTATTGTTGCGAATTGTTCTGTGTTTCCATTTGTAGAAACTATACTTATTAAATTTTCTCCACTTCCATCATACGTTGAAGCATTTGTAAGTTCTTTTACACTTGATGGTAAAGTTAAAGCGTGATTACCACTTATAACTAAATTAATTTGCATACCTGTTGATACATTAGCAAAAGTCAATGTTGTGTCTCCACTTAATGTTTTAGTAAATGTTGTAGCAGTTGCCCAATCTACTGATGTTCCACTTAATGCTGCTGCAGTTGTAAACTCTGCACCTAATTTAGCATAAGTTACTCCATTATCTTTTATTCTTATAGCATCTGAATTTGTTTCAATTGTAGAATCATCAACATTAACAGTTAAAGTTACATCACCACTTGTTCCCCCTCCAGTAAGACCATCACCTGCAACAACACTTGTAATATCTCCTGCAGATAAAGTTTGCCAAGAAAAGCTACCATCACCATCTGAAACAAGATATTGTCCCGATGTTCCATTACCACTTACATTTAATCTTTGTGCATCAACCGCATTATCTGCAATCATTGCACTTGCAACCTCTCCAGTTGATGAAGTTCCGATCATAGTTCCTTTTGCAGTAGACACAATAACACCTGTATTGGTTAATGTCAAACCAAGTGCATTACCTGCACCATCTGTCAATGCTTGTGCTGAACTATCAATTGCACCATTATCACCAACTTTAAGCAGTGAAGTATAAGTATCTTTTATTTTATTACCTGTTAAACTTGCCATAATTTATTTTTTATAATGATTCCCAGTTTTTATTTACGTTTTGCCATTGTTGTTGATTCTTATTCCAATATTGTCTTACTTTTTGAATAGCAATAGAAACCTTGTTACCCATTTTTGCTATATTCAATCCTAGTCCTAACATACTATTCTATATAAGCAATTACTTTACCTGCTGCACAACTTATTGTATGAAATGTTCCATATATAATTAATCCTGCTGATAACTCTAAACTTGTTATTGATGTATCACCACCTGTTGCTGCATTTGTACAAGTAATTGTTGAATCTTCCATTGCCTGAATAGCATTGTATTTTTCACCAACTGTTGAAGTTCCTGATTGAGCAATAATTCTTAAACCAAATTCTCCAAAAGCTGCTTTTTGATAATTTCCTGAATAAAATAAATCGTTTGACATAACTAAATAATTTACTACAAAAATAATAAATTAATAATTAATGCTTTCGACCTTGTCCTCGATACTTTTTTTTGTAACCACTTTGCCCTTTTGAAGCATTTTTACTATGCCTTCCAGGTCTTTTTTTCTTTGGCTTTTCTATATAAGAAACGAATACATTTCTCGCCATTAGTTCGACTTGTTATTAAACTTCTCAAATGTTCTCATTCCTCCAAGACCAAGCATTCCAATTAACACTGTCATTAAATGTTCCATTTGCAGGGCAGGTGGTGCTGATTCAACTCCAACATACCAAACAAGCAAATCTCTCAAAACAAAATTATATGCAAGTGCAAAACCACAAACCCAACCTATAAATGGTCGCCAACCTGCAACAAAAATTGTTCTGTGCTTGGCTTCTTGTTCGTTGATTTGTGCTTGTAGTTCAATTAATGTTTGCGGATCAATCTCTTTACCCTTTATAAGCTCTCTTATTTCTAATCCAAGACCGCCAATATTATCACTTGTTTTAAAGCCTAATAGTTTTTTTAATAGTTTAAGCATTGTAATCTATATCTAAATCAAAATGTGTGTATGTTGAATAACCTTTTCCAGGTTTTCTTTTAGCTTGGTAGCAAAGTTTTCTATTATTTCCCTTTACATAAGAAATATGAATCCAAGCAGGATTATTATCATCACCTAATTCCCATATAAGTTTATCAAAATCCATTTCATTTTTAATTATGTAAAATAATTCACAATTAGTAATGCCAGTAGCATCTAAATCTATTGCACAACCCTTAATGTGTTGTGATGTTGCAGCAGCACCTGAAATAGCATTATTTAATTGCTCTGATCTAAAAAAACTATTTACTATAATTGGTTCACCTACTTTTTCTCTTAAAGGTTCAAAAAACTCCTCTGCCAATATTTTCATATTCGCTAATTGTTCTTCGTTAGGTGTGTTTTTGATTTTTAATTTTTTAGCAGTTGCAGAACCAAATGCTTCTTTCCAAGATATATTTGTACTAAAGTTTTCTTTTTTAGATTTTGCCATAATTATTAATTTTGTTGAACTCTGTTTGCAATGTCAATAATTGCTCTGTAATAAGTTTTCTCATCATCATCATCATTACTATAAGCAACTCCATTAATGTTGCTTGTAAACACATTAAAATTGTTTGATGAAAGGTCAAAGTAATCTGTTGTAGATGTCTTAATTAATTCTAAAATTGATTCTACAATATCATTTACTTGTAATTCTCCACCATCATCAGAAAAGAAAGAAGTAACCACCTCGATTCTTGTAATACATTCTACTATAAAATCACTTTGATTTTGATTTGTTTGTGCAGAATCAGCAGAATACACAATTATATATGGTTCACTTTGAGTAGATGGAACACGATTATATACAGGTATATTTGCACCACCATAACTTACATTTCCATTTAAGAGCGTAAATATCTTTTGTCTTATAAATCGTATTGGTTCTTTCATCTTAAACTTCTTTTAATTGCATTGTTTAAATCTAACATTAACCTTTTTAATCCTGTGTTTATTTTACTAAAAAAGTAAGGTTGTGCTTTTTGAAATCTTGTACCAAATTCAAGAAACCCTGAATAAGGTGCTTTAGATTCTATTGACTTATCTTTTGCATTATAAACAACATTATTTCTTAAATTACCTGTATCAACAGGAATAGGTGGCAATTTTATATCTCTTGATATTAATAATCCATTTTTATCTATTATCATATCAACACCTTTTGCACCAAGAGCATCTAACTTGTCAAACATTTTATTGACTTTACGAAAATCAGATTTATTAACTCTTATTTCCATTATTCCCTTTTTGTTGCAGTTATTGTTGTATAATATTTATAATTGCTATTGAACATATTGTTTATTTGAAATTGACCACTCTCATTTTCAATTTCTAACAGATCTGTTGTATTTATAGCATCAGCAGTTTTTTTCCTAACAGTAAGTTCAATCACAAGGTTTCTATCTCTTTTACCATTCTTCGTTGCTACATCACCCCCTGTGTAGTTTACATTTGCCCAAATCGTTGTTTGAGTTGCAAGAGTAGATGAAAACCCACCAAACCCATCAGCAGTTTTAGATTGTCTTTTAATCAAAACTCTTGTATCTAATTTCCCTGCATTCATTATATAAACATCGTTTTATAACCACTTAATATTTCTTTCACATTTGTAGGAAGATCATTCACATTTTGACCAATTACAAAATCAGTTCTATTGTCGTAAAGTGTTGAAACAAGCTGAAGATTTGCTTCAATTAAAAAACTATCATTCATTCCTGCCGTTGTATAGCTAACAATAACTTCTTTTGATGGCAAACTATTAAGTTCAACAATCGTATCATCAAGACCATATTCTGTATAAGCAGTTGTTGCAGTTCCCTCAACTGTTATTGATTGAATTGAAGCTATGGGCGAAAATGGAAGAACAAACCTTTCATCAACACTCGCTAAATACAACTTTCTTGTTTTAGCAGCTATGTCTTTCGTAATGTAGTTTTCTATTATAATCCTGGCTTGTGTTATCATTTGACCTATTAGAGTATCATCAGCACTTGTATCAACTCTTAAATAAGATTTAGCAGTTGCCGTGTTGATTATCTCTGATCCTGTCGTAGCAGTTATCTTTATTTGTGTATGAAAACGATTTAAAGGATTGCTATAATATTTCATTACTTATTTTTTTTAATTTTTTTCTTGTATGCTTGTTTTAATTCCTTTGTTTCTTTTGTCTTTTTAGTTTCTCTTTCTATGATTCCTAAAAACACTAACATATCTTCTAACATAATTTATTATTTAAAACAAAAATACAAAAAAAATGCACCATAAAGTTTACAGTGCATTTGATTGAAAAAGAATAAAGAAAGAAAAAACTATTTGAAGTCAAAGTTATTAAAATATTTTGAATAATCATTTTTTAAACTTAATCTTACTGCTAGTCTTTTACCATCATTTTTAAAAATGAAAAAACCTTCAAATTTTTCTACCCATATTGCAAAATAATCTACATCTTTTTTTTCATAATTATGTTTCCACTGTATATGAATAGTTTTTCTATATTTTTGATAACCTTGAGTTGTTGATTTTATTTGGACACGATACATATTGTCTCCTGTATCAGCTATACAATCATAAAAAGAAGTATGAAGTAGGGGGTAGGAAACTTTTATATCTCGTTTAAGACATTCAATACCGAACTTATATTCAGCAATACAACCCTTTGAATTGCTATCCACGAAAATAAAGTTACAAAAAAAGTGGCTAACCGAAATTAACCACTTGACTAATAAAAACTAATTAATATGAAAAAAAAATTATTCTAACGTACTATAATAACAAACATTAGAACAATATTGTTTAGGAATATCAATATGGCTTTTAAACTCAATACCACAATTTAAACACTCCTTTGTTTCTATTTCTTCTCTTTGGTATCTTTCAATCTCTAGGTGATCCATCTTTTTTCTTTTTACTTTCAATTATTGTATCCTCTATTCCATAAGCATAACTTAAAACCTTAAAATAAGTGTCTTGTGTTATGTCATTTATATCCCAATGATTAGATATAATCTTCATTATTTTTGGTGCTATTTTTTTATTTACCGCCATTATCTTACTAACCAAAATAAAAAGTTAATTGCTAATGTTGCCCAAAATGTAAACATTCCTAATACCCAACAAAAATATTTTAATATTCTTTTTTGCAGTTCTTTATCTACTGGCATATTTATATCTTGTTGTGTTGCTTTATATATTACTTTCATTATACACTAAATATTTCAGAGATTGACCATAAGCAAAAGAATATACCAATGCCTAAAACCATAAAACTTACAAATGTTAAAAATTCTTTAAATTGTTCTTTATTCATTATTTCTAATTTTGTTCAAAGTAAAGCAATATATTTATTATATGCAAATATTTTTTACATTATTAATATTTTTTTATATATTAGATGTATGGAAAGAAAACAAGAAGTGTATATCAAGTATAGAGTTAAATATAAAAACGATAAATACCAGCCTGAATATATTGGAGGTCGTGAAGACTTACAATACTTCAGACACAAGAATTTTCCTGCTTTAATTGATAACTTCAAAAGAAATATAATATGGGATACTGCTGATGCAGTTGAATCTATTAAATGTTTTTTTGAAGGTGTTGA